TTGCTGCTCATGTCGTCTTCATCTGCAAACGACTTGCCGCTAAGCAGGTTCAGTTCTGCCGTAGTGACGCTCGCGCCATCGAGGATCTCTAGCTCAGCCTCAGTGATCGCAGCGCTACCGATAGTAAAGCCGGTAGCAGTGATCACGCCATCAACGTCAAGCGCTGTGGCTGGTGAGTCTGTGCCAATTCCGACCTTGCTATTGGTCACCACCAGGTCATCATCAGCGCCAGAGCGCAGATGGATCTTCGCTGCTGTGCTGTTGGTCCTGCCCAGGCGTATAGAGTCGACGCCGTCATCACCAATGTGCATGTTGTTCGTGGCTCGGATCTTCAGTGATCCAGCCGTTGTGATGTGGGATGTGGAGATGCCATCGGGTGTGAGTGCGATGTCGCTGACGTTCAGGTCAGTAGGCGTCAGGGTTAGGTCTCCACTGCTGGCGCCTGTCGCTGTCGTCGTGGCCAGAACAAATGAATCAGCGCTTTCGTCCCAGATCAGTGCTGCATTGTTGCCCGTTGATCCGCGCTCAATGATGATCCCAGAGTCCGCGCCCGTGCTGGCGCCGTTGGCCAACTCAATCAGCCTGTCTGTAATCTGCGTGTTTGTGGTTTCGATGCTCGTGAGTGTGCCGCTGACTGTAAGCGATCCATCAACCTCGAGGTCTCCGAACGTGTTGCCGTTGTATTCTTTCATGGTCTAACCCTCGATGACGACGGTGCAGACCGTGCTTGCTGTGGCGCTGGCGACGTAGATCGAGCCGATGCCGTTGGAGACGTTGATGCCGTCGCCCAGGCTCATCTCAGCCCATGCATTAGCTGCAACGTCTGCAAAGTGCGCGTTTATGGCTGAGCCGTCTGTGCCCTCGAATGCGACCTTGCCCGCGTTACTCGCGAACTTGATTGACACCTTGACGGCTGTGGATGGGATCACCACTTGGGTGGCCTCGTTGACTGAGGATGAGAGCGTGAAGCGGAGCGCGTCGGGGTACTGTGCGCCGTCGAAGGTTTGAGCCATGGGAGATTCTCCGTTTAGATATAGGGGTTAGCTTTCTGGGGTAGTCTGGTGAACTCTACTGTCGTTGAAAAGTCATTCCAGTTGACGTTGACGTTGGTGACCATCATGGCAGAGTCTGACAGGGTCTTGAGTCCCGTGCCGTATGTCGCCGCTGTGAGGTCGTACAGGTAGTCCGAGGAGATTGAGCACACATCACCAGGCGCAAGCTCTGCCCATCGCCAGCCTCTGAGGTTCAGCGTGTAGCTCTCTGGTACGCGCTTGTACCAAGCGTCCAGCCTGCTCCGCATGTGGGTCTGAGCGTTGGTCTGATTGCTCGCGTGGTCCTCGTCATTGAAGACCACAGTTTCTAAGCGTCCAACGTCGTCGTCAGTGCTGGGAAGGGTGACCGGGAACTCATAGCTGCCACCACCGCCGAACCAGGTCACGTTCACGTTGCTGATTGCAGACTTGGAATCGCTGTTGTACTGCTCGTATCGGTCGAGCGATATGATGTCTGTATCATTGATCTCATAGTCTAGGTAAAGGGGGATTGAGGAGTCATCAAGCATGTGCTGCACGAAACGCCAAGACAGCCCGCCCTCCTTGATGACGATCCAGGCGCCGAATCTGCCCATGAACTTTTGAAGCTCGCGGATCGGATTGGAGATCGTCTTCTGGCTGACCCAGTCCGCTTTGAATGCTTGGTACTTGCCCCAGCGCGTCTTCCATCTGTCCCAGTCTGTGGTATTAAATATGCCCTCATAGAAGCCAAGGCCCATGTTGTGGTTTGGGCCGTTCATGCTTCCACGTGGCAGATCTTCATCAATCATGTAGCGCTCTGCTATCGTCGGCAGATCCTCAAAGATGTAGTCAACGTGACTGATCTTTGAAGCAGCGCCCATGTTCACAGGGCCAGCAGTGCCGATAACTGTTGCCGCAACGCCTGTGGATTTTTGATAAACGTTCAGAATCCGGCGCGGTGTTGATGTGTGCTGAATGCCGTTGTACTTGAGATAGAACGGTTGGCCGGTCTCTGGCTCGCAATAGAGCAATCCCTGTGCGCCTGTTGCTTCGTCTTGAAAGATAGCGCTGGCTGACGCAGTAGGTATTTCGATGAAGTTTTCAAGCACGTTCCAGTCACTCGATATCGCTGATTGCTTGACGCCGCCAAATAGCGGCTGGGCGATTCTTGCGCCGCGTCCTCTCGCTGACTGTAGCGCTGACAAGTGATCGCCGAACGTCATGGTCCAGTCATTCTCAGACCCTGACAAGCCCTGATATTGATACAGACCCATTGTATTCCAGCCGCCCGAACTGGTGCCCTCAAATGCCACCTTGAAGTAACAGAGCATTCCGCGCGGTATTTTCTTAGCCACCAGCGCAGCCACAGCAGGTGACGCCAGCTTGACCCGTATGCCGCCCGCTCGGCTGCTCCAAGAGCCCACAGACACAGAATGACCGGCGCCGGATACGTTGGCTATAGAGTGAGGCACGTCGCCCTCTCTGCCGTCACCAGCATGGCTGTGCAGCACGTAGCGCGTAGGCACGTAATCACCGAAGCTTGACAGCAACTCCGTCGTCTGGAAGTCCAGCGCGAACATGGGAGATCCGCCGACATCGAGCTTGCGCTTAAATGCATCCGTCCACGCCATCACACTAGCCCAAGCGTTTCAAGCATCGTGCGAATTGGGCTGTCTGGCTCTTCGTCTGCCTTGCCTATGTCGAGCCACGCAGGCAGGTCACTCAGGCCATCACCAGGCATACTAATGTCGGCCGATGTCCCGCCTACGATAGAGTCGATAGTGCGCCCGCCGGACGGAGTGATTGTCGTCGAGTCTTCCGCGTACAACTCGCGCAGGTGCGCAGGGTAGACCTCACAGTTGACATCCCAGGTCCAGCTTATGCGATGGTCATGGGTGAGCGCTGCGTTAGTCTCAGATGCGTTGCGGTAGAGCACCGGGAAGAAGTCACGATGCCTAAACAACGTGGGACCGCTGTGCGCGTAGAGCAGTGGCGTCTTGATCGTTAGCACCTTGGTGGTCGCGTTGTAGCTGTGCACTCGCACCTCTTCACGCTTGGCATCAGCCCCAAAGCTCTCGACCAGCAGCACATCATTCTCAGCGGGTGCTGTTGAACTCATCGAGTCGAACAGGGGATCCTTCATCTGGTAGACTTCGGTCGTCGTTGTGCCGTATATGTCGCCGGTTTTCTTGATTCCAAACGCTGCATATGTCTTGGCCGTGTCGACGGTAAACGAGACTGAGCCACCGCGCTCCATGTGGTCAGCCATGGTGTAGAGCTTTTCGGCTAACTGGTTGTCAGTGAATCGCTCGTTGATGATTCTGACGGACATGCCCACCCGCCGATTAACGCGAGACAGCCGACCGCCGACGCTCACCCCGTCGTGGCTGACACGGTAGGGCCTGATCTGTAGATCACTGATGATCTCACCGAGGTCCACAGTCTGACGCGGACGCACCGACGTGTCCGGGTGTGGATAATAGTAAAATGCAGAGTTGCCCATGGATCAACCTACCGACGCTGAAGGTGCGTTAAATATGTCAAGCTCACGCCCGCCGCCGAAGCTGCCAAGCTCTCGCTGGAGCATCCTGGCGAGTCCGTCGATGGCGTTGGGGTCGACGACGTTGGTGGATATGTTCACCGCTTGCCCGGTGTTGATGTTGCTTGCGCCAGCCATCACCGCCTGAGTAGATGCTCCGCTTGTGGGCACGATTCGTTCACCAGCGTGGAGCATATGAATGCCGCTCTGCCTGACTATGCCGCCCGTCTGGAATGGGTTGATAGCGTCAAGGAACTTGCCCAGGTACTTCTTGATAGTCTTCCAAATTTTGCCGAGCGCTCTGAATGCTCCCTTAGCAATGATAACCGGCAGTTTGACGAACACTGACAGCAGGATTTTGGGTATTGCCTTCAGGATTCCACCGAGGATCTCCGGCAGCGCTTCGATCAGGATCTCTGGAACAACGCCGATCAACTCAGGCAGCACCTCTACCAGACCAATAATAAAGCCATCAATGAAGTCCTTGATCATAGTCTTGACGCCTTCGGACCCCATCTTTCCAAGGTCAGATATCGCTGATATAATGCCGCCAGCAGGGCCAGCAGCGGACAACGCGGCACCAGGGCCAGCGGTGATCATTCCGATCCCACCAGAGACAGCACCCAAAGCCTCTCCTGTTTTGGCTTTCTTTTCGACGTCCAGTTGTGCCTGTATTCCCTCACCCATGTCAGCCATAGTCTCGAGCGCTGCCACCTTGGTCTCTGCGAATGCTGCCACCGCTTCAGGGCCAAGAGCCGCCGCCTCGGCTTCTGCTTGTGCCATCTGCGTCGATAGCTCGACGAGACCGCGCGCCATCTCTTCTGACTTGCTTGCCGCTGGGTTCAGCGCGACCCGCATACTCTTGACCGACTGCGCGAATGCCTTGCTGCTCTGATCAAACGCCTTCTGCGCATCGCTTGGGCCCTTGGCCTCGCCCTTTTCGCCAGCCCCGGACGTTGCGATCAGTTGCGTCGCGGGCCCCTTGGCGCCTGTTCCAGCCGTCCCAGCCGTCGCCTCCATGGCTGCCATGCCGGTCTGTACTGCGCGCTCCACAGCGCCAACCAGGCCACCCTCAGCGAACAGTTCAGCCGCTTCAGTCAATGTGCCCTTGAGTCCAATCTTTAGCGTGTTCATCGCCGAAGCTGCGCGCTCAGATGCCTTCTCAAAGTTGCCCGCAAAGACATCGCCAAGGGCTTTACCCAGGCCCATGATCGCAACCAGTAGATCTGTGATCGTGTTGGTGATCACACCAAAGGACCGCCGCCCCACGTCCATCACGTTCTTGAACATCTCAGACAGGCCAAGCATGGTGGCCGTCAGCACCTTCATGCCGTGGGCAGCGCCGCCAGACTTGCCGCCGATACTGGCCAGCAGGTTCTCCATCGCCTTCTCTGATACAAGACCAAAGTTTGCAAGCTCACGCTGGAGATCACCCGCCGCCTTGGCCGCATTAGGGCCGACGCTTACGCCGAACTTCTCAGCCTGTTTCACAAACTCGTCAAGCTCAGTCCCAGACAGCGCCTGAAGCAAGCCCGTTCCAGCCTCGCCGAATAGCTGAGTTGCGAGTGCCGATTGCTTGGTTGCGCCCTCGACGTTCATCAGGCTCTCAAGCGATTCCTTGAGCACAGCATCCGAAGACCTCAGATCACCGTTCGCGTCAAGCACGCTGATGCCAAGCTGCTCGAACGCGATCTTAGCCTCACCGGTACCGCGCGCCACATCGTCCATCCGCTTAGGCAGTTGGACAAGCCCCGTCGCGAGGTTGGCAAGCTCCAGCCCGCTACCTTCAGCGGCAAGCCTCAAGCCTGCAATTGTCGCAGTTGTTAGGCCTGTCTTGGTCGCTGTATCGGCCAACTCATTACGGCTATCGGTGAGGCCTTTGATCATCTTGCCAAGCCCAGCAGCGACGCCGAGCGCAGCAGTGCCAAGCATCAGCATGCTCTTGCCAGAGATCTTGAACCCCTCGCCCGCTTGCTTGGCTGCCTTGCCTGCCTGCTCCGCTGCCTTGCCAGTACCCTTCAGAGGGCCTGACGCTTTATCCTCGAGGACGAGCGCCAGCTTGATTACGTCACCTGCCACGCTTCACCCCTTCATGATCACGCAAGGGAAGATCGGCATACCAGCCTTCCCGATAGTTTCCATCATACGCGTCGACTGCATGTCACGCTCCCTATAGACCAGCATTGCCAGTCCAAGTTCGTAGGGGTCAAGCTCAAGGATCTCATGCGGAAGTCTTCCGTACATTCTTGCGAGTTCGCCGATTGCCAGAAGCATTTCCGGGTTCGCCTCGAAAGCTGGCAAGCCGCTTAGCAGCCTCCTCCGAATCGGTAGAGAGTGACATGATGCGGGCAAACAGTGAGTCAACCACACCAGGCGGCAGACCCCCGACCCAGAGGACGCCGGCGTCAGCGTCTTGGCGCGTTGAGTCGATCACAAGCTTGAGATCGTCCCAGTTGCCCTCGCCATCGCCCACCGCATAGCAGCCCGCCGCAACGGTGGCCTCTTGCAGTGATGCCAGGTCACTGGCTTGCTTGGGTGTGATGCGGTGCATCACGTCCTCCATCTCGACATCGTCGCCGGCTGCCATCTCTGGGGTCGCCATTGCTAAAGCTGCAAACCCTACCTTGGCGAGGTCGGCGCTGCATATCCGTCTGACCTTCCAAATCAGTCCGGCAGCTTCGACCTCGTCCGTGGTTGAGTTCTCGATTGCGTGTAAAATGCCCATAGTTTCCTCCCGTGAGCTTGTTATCAGCCGCCTGTCGCGCCGCTGTTCGTGTTGACCACAACGATGCTGCAACCTTCGTCCGTGCCGTCGCTCTGGCCAATGAACGTGATTGACTGCTGGATGACGTTGCCGTCACTCACAGGGTCAGACGCTTGGCTGATGTAGGCGTTGTGGACGTTGATGGTAAAGGTCTTGGACCCAGCGGTGAAGACGATAGCGATGTCAGACTCAGTGTCTGCAATGAACGCGCTGTACAGTGCGTCATCAACCTCGACGGTGACAGCAAGCTCGACAGACTGGAAGTCCGCGCGGAGTGGCTGCTTGGTCGCTGCTGATCCGAGGTGCATACGGGTCGCCAGTGCGTTGTTGATCGTCAGGTTCAGATCAACGAGGTCATAGTTGACGCTGTTGAAGCTAAGCTGACCAGCGTGACTGTGGAGCACCGGAGTGTCACCAGCGCCGAAGCTGGGCGTTGGAGCCGAGCCACGCGCTGAGGATGTCTGTGCGATGACCTCAGCGTCTATGCTGAGGACACCACCGGCAGCCACAGCCAGGCTGGCTGTCGATACACGGCAACCCTCGAAGACCTCGCTGGTGCCTGTGCCTCGGACGTTCTCAATGGTCAGACCAGTCTGGAGATCGTCGGCGAACGTGTAGGTATGTGTATACGGCCCTGAGCCCGTAGTCGCTGAAGTGCCCATGATGCCTTCGAGAAGCATACCTACGTTTTCGTATGTAGCCTCTACGCTGAATGATCCACCGGCCAGATCGGTCTGGACGTACCTGGATCGACGCATAGCGCCAGCCGAGCCGACGCGCAGGTTGGGCCGTGGCACCTTTTCGATAGTGCGTGTGAGCGCGCTGCTGATGGCTGGACGCCAGTTGACGCGCGACACTGCTGTGCCCCATGTTGATTCTTTGCCGAAGCCGAGGGCCGCCCCTCTGCCGTGATAGATTGATGCCATGATAGGGCTCCGTTTAGCTTGGTTGGATTACGTCTTGGACGCGAATAGTTGCTCTAAAGTCAAGGATGCGACCGCTGGTTAGCGTCACATCAAGTACAGCCGTGTAGTTCGTCCCACTGTTACCAGCGCGCACCGTCGTGCGAACGTAGGCAGGGCCGATCATGCGAAGCTCACCCAGCACCACCATCGCAGAATCTGAGGTGCCGTTGGTGCCGTATTGCAGGTCATAGGTCACGCTTGCGATCTCGTCGAGCGCTCTGCTGTTCTGGCTTGGAACGCTGCGCTTGGCAAGCACGCCGGTGAGATCCCACCACAGATGAATGCGGTCGCCTGATGCTTTGTGGATCTCGGCGCGTGGGTTGGTTGCGCCTGGTGTCTCAGGTCCGCACTTGACCATCCGCTGCGAGCCGCTGCCAGGTGCGCCGATCTCGATGTACCCGGTCTTGGGGTTCTGAGGGCTGAAGGCTGTGACCGCTGTGGACTTGCTGCTGGCTCCCCAGTACAACCAGGCCACGATGGCTGATGTGGTGCTGCTTGCTGACAGGTTGTCGATCTCGATTGTAGCTGTCCGGGTGGTGGCGTTGAAGCTGGCCACGTCGAAGGTCAGCAGCGTCTGTCCGTCTGCGTCAGTGACGCGGATATCGGCGCCGCCGTTGGCTCCGTCGACGTTCTCCCAGAAGCGGGTGAAGTCACCAGGCACCGTAGCGGTCACGTCAATGGTCGAGGCGCCTGAGTGATTGTCAATCAGGATCGGCGCTCGGTGCGTCCAGTCGCTATCGTACCAACTCATTCAAGCCCCCGCCGTCTCAGTGTATCGGACAGTAAGTATCAGGACAGCCATGCCCATACCAGGGCGATCCATCTCCGCGCCGTCGTAAGCTGTGGCCTCAATCTCTACGTCTCGCGCGTTGCCGTCGAGCGACCTGTCAGACTCAAGCGCACGCATGATGTCATCCTGTAAGTCCATAGCATCGAGCAGCGCGATCCCTGGCGCGGCGCTGGTAGCACCAACCCACGCCTCGATCTGTATCTTCATCTCTCTGTCATAGCGCGTCAGCACCGTTCTACCGGCTGTCTGTGCCGTTGTGACGCCGTTCGCAAAAATATAGACCCCAGGCACCCGGGTAGGCGCGAAACTCTCTCCTATGCATACCTGGTCCGATCCGCTGAGGTCGTAGGTATACGAGCCGGAACCATTGCAGTTCTGGATCTGGTCCTGCACCCGCAGCATGATGGCGCGTTCAGCCCCCAATGCCCACCGTCCTTAAGCTCTTGCGAACTTCCTTGATCAGATCGTGGGGCACGCCCTTGGCGGCCGATGCTCGTGACGGTGCCAGGTATGGGCGCTTGGGCATGATGAACGAGGTATGCCGCGTCTTGACTACCCCGCCATACTCGTGGATAGCGGCGTATGGTACGCGCTTGCTGCCAGCCTTAATGATAGCGCTGACGCCTGTGCGGGTCTTGCGCGTGCTTGGCTTGATGCTGTTTCTGAGAAAGCCAGTACGCACAAACAGAGCCACGCCCGATGTCTTGCGCTTGCCTCCTCGCTCCATCGCCAGCGCTGCGCGGTTAGCAACTCGGACCAGTACGTTGGTCATCTCGCCAGTCCTGACGAGCGTGCCGATGCTGGTGCTAAACTCCTCGGGTGTCATGGTCGCCATCTCAGCCAACCCAGACAGACGCCTGCCGGTACGGCTGGAGCGCTTGCGTCACCTCGGCCAGTAGACCGAGATCGTTGACGTTGATTGTGCCGCCACCCTGGGCGACGCTGGTGCGTCCTACGTGGTCGCGTCCTTGGAACCAGTGCGCCACCTGTAGACCAGCAGCGTGCTTGATAGCCTCGGGCACTGTAGTCCACCCGATGACGGCGATGACCTTGATGGCGCGCGTGGTCTTGGACCAACTGCCGTGGATGCTTGCGTCCTTGAGTTGTACCAAGCCCTCATCACCGAAGACGGTGTAATCAGACGCAGCCACAAGCTCTGTTGATGCGTAGTTGCGGTCAGGGTCGTCGTGGATGCTTGTGACGGACTGCACTGGCAGGAAGGGCAACTGAAGCCCCAGGCCGCCAGGTCCGTCGACGTAGATGGTGTGGCTTGTATCCTCCAGCGTTGGGTTCCCACCAACAGCCGGAGCAGGCAAGCCAATGTACGCAGCAAAGACCGCGTCGGCACGTGCTATCAATGTGCTGATAGTCGTGTCCTCGGCGGTGCCGGTGATCCCCCTGATATACAGGCGGGCCTCTGCTGCGGTCATGATGGCCATGGTTAGTCGGCCTTCTTCTTGCTGGCCTTCTTAGCCTTGGGGGCTGTCAGCCATGCTGGCACCTCGGCGCCCTCGAGCACCTCGATGTCTCGCGTCTCACCGGGTGTCCAGTGTACGCCGTTAGGCCATTCGCCAACCTTGGATGCTTGAAGCTTCACTTGGTCACCTTCTTGGCCTTAGAAGCCCCGCTACGCTTGTCCGGGGACTTCACGGCGCGGGACTTCTTAGGGGCAGCGACAGCCGACCCCACTGGTTCAAACGCATCACCGAAGTCGGCAAGCATACGCTTAGCCTCGTCGGCAGATACTTCACGCTCATCACCTGGCTGCCACGAGCCTGACGGCCCGCGATAGACGGCGGTGTGTGCGAATCCTTTGAATCGTAGGGTCGGCATATCAGTCTCCTTAGATGTTGAATGCGTAGGCAACAGCCTTGCTTGATGCTTCCATGCACTTGAACACGCAGCGACGGGTCGCAACCACGTCAACAACGCCGTTCACGATCTCACGCTGGAGGTCGATGGTCATGGGCTTGTAGTTACCCATCACATATGCGTCACGGTTGACGATGCAATATCCTGTCGTCGCGCTTGAGCCTGTGTAGAGACCAGTTGTGTGCATGTCGTTTGTCATGAAGTCCGATGGGACGACAGCCATTCCGCCGATGCTCGCAACCTGACCGGTCAGAACTTGAGCCTGTGGTCCGAGCTTGTCGATCGTAGCGACCTCGTCGATGGCCAGCAACTTCTCCAGGTAGTACTCAGGTGAGCATACAAGGGCGAGGTTGGAGCCGACGCCGTGGGCACCGTCCATCAGCGCGCGTGTAGTCAAGATTCCGTTGTAATGATCGGAGTCTGAGCTAGCATCGCGAGTTGATGACACGTCGAACGCTTGAGCTCGAAGGCCCAAAAATGCCGAGCGGTGATCGTCTGACCCGCCAAGGCCAGAAGCATTCCAGCGCGCTCTTGGATTCCAAGACGCGATTGTGTCCTGGTGGCTGCCGGCGGTGTCGCCGTTGATGATGGCGTCTTCAACGGCTGACGCGATAGCATCGGCGAGTGAGGCGCGGGCATAATCGAGACCGGCCACGACTGAGTCGACGCTAGCATCTTCATCAATCTGGATCCGAGCGGCGAGACTTCGGGCAGTCATGCTGACCTGACTTGTGACATCATCCTCAGCGGTGATGGTTCCATAAACTGCCGAAACCGACTTAAGGTAAGGCTTGACCTTGAGAGTCAAGAATGGCAGGCGGAGTTCCTTGCCAGGCATGGCCATCGAACTGAAGAGAGCCTCAACAGCGCGCGGCGTATACAGCTTAGTCATAAGCTCAGGCAAAATAAGGTCGGGCACCCAGTCCCCACCAGTACCGCTGCTATCGACAAATGCTCTGCGTACAGCGTCTGGAGCGCTTGCCATGTGAGCGTTAAGCTTGGCGTCGAGTGTTCCGACGTTGCCGCTCTTAAGCATCAGCTTGGCGAGGTTACGGTCATCGACGAGTTGCTTGAACTCAGCGTGCCATTCGCCACGGTCAGTAGTGTCTGAAGCCATGCCAGCCACATCAAGCTTGCCGTCTGAATCGACGAACTTGCGAAGGGTAGCCTCGCGCTCTGATACGGTGACAACCCGTGGCGCATCAAGCTCGGCCAGCTTCTGCTGTACGTCCTTGAGGGCTGCGGACTTGCTTTCCATGTTCTCTTTGAGATCACGGTTAGATTCCTGGAGGCGCTTCTGCTCTGTCTTTAGATCTGACAATACCTTGAGGGCGTCGTCGCGTGTCTTGATGGTGTCCATGAGTATCTCCTGATGGAACGGGTTGGGCTACGCGCCCAGGTTGAAAAGTGCTTCAAAGCCGTCAGGCTCTTCGGCGGGGGTAGAGTCATTGACGAACAGATCCAGACCGCGCTGTACATCCTCGTCATCTTGTGTGCCGAGCAGCGTGAGCAGTTCATCGCGCACCATAGAGCGGAGCGCCATCTGCTTCTCGTCCTCGTCGTCATCGTAGGCCTCAGCCTCTGGCGCGTCGTCGATCTCGACGGGCGTCTCCTCGTCTTCTACGGGCTCAACGGCATCAAGCTTGTAGGTAATCGTTACGGTGCCAGCGTCAGCATCCTCGACAACCTCAAGCACGTGCTTGCCCTCGATGTCTGGTATGGCTGGGGTCTCTGTGTCGAGTGACCAGCGCTTGGCGCGTACGGCAAGGGCGTGGGGGTTTGCTGGTATAGCCACGGCGGAGACCTCGAGGAGGGAGTTGTTTTCAAAGAAGAATCCGCCACCCTTGGCCTGATAGGCGTCGTGGTCGGTGGGTAGCTTGGAGCGCTCGGTGCTCTTGCCTGGTGCAAAGCCGACGCTGAACGCCTGCATGAAGCCTTGGCGGTACTGGTTAGCCAGACGCTTGCCCAGCGGGTTGGTGTCGCTCTCGTCGAACTGCACACGCATCATCAGGGTGTCACCGACCAGGTCGATCTCCACCGCCTTGCCCACCACGGGGCCGTCATAGTCGTGGCCGTGCATGATCACCGGGTTGGACCTGAACGTGTCGAGATCCCAGGAGGGTGCAACCACATCTCCATAACGATCGACGTCCGGAGTGCTTGCAATAGCTGTGACTGTGCCGTCATCGGCTTTCTCAGCCTTGCAGACCAGTGTTCTGAATACGTGCTTCATTAGTCGATCACCTTGCCGATGACTGTGCAGCGGCAGTTAATGTCCAGCGCAGCGCTACCGAATGCGCCAGGAGCGTTGGCCGTTGCGCCGTTGCTCTTGAATACATCGCCGGTGGGTACCGTCTGACCGTCGAGCGCTGCGTGCTCTGGTCTGACCTTGCCGTCTCTGGCGCTCAGCCACTGCTTGTCAACCCGCAGCCCTGACTCTTCGACCTTGCGGTACGCATCCACAGCGGCAGTGTTGGCCAGCTTTGTGGTCTCGGTCCTGGCTATCATCAGCGCCCGCGATGGCGAGAAGCCAGAAGCCTGGACGATCGATTGCTGCATCTGCGGGAGTGTTAGCTGCTGCTCGAGGCCAGTGTTGAGCGTATCGCGCACGGCCTGTGCGGTAGTGTCGAGAACCTTGTCCTGCATCGCCTTGATCTGTGCCAGCGCTTGGCGCTCAAGCTCATCAGCATCAATGAGCACGTCAGAGCCAACCGATCGCGCTGCCTCAGCGAACGCATCCTTGAGGCTCTTGCGGTACAGCGGACGGAACAAGGCCAGCAACTGCTCACGCTCGTAGGCTTCGTCTAAGATGCGATCAAGCGTCTTGTCATCGATTGCCTTGGTGATGCCCTTGGTGCCAAGCTCTTTCTTCAGCCGCTTGCTGATGCGTGCTGCCTGTGCGCGTAGATAGCGGCGCAT